ATGATGTCATTGACCAGGCAACTGGCGAGATCACACAACCGGAGGTGGCAAATGTCCCAGCTACTGACGCCTAAACAATTGTGCGAGCGATGGAAGGTCGCCGATAACACCCTGCGCAAGTGGCGGGTGGCCAATATCGGACCGGCCTACATCAAACTTGGCGATGGCCGAAACAGCGAGGTGCGTTACCGCATCGACGATGTCGAGGCTTTCGAGAAAAGCAATCGATTTACCACTGACAACAAATAAGGAAAGCCATGAGGAACAGAATGATCACTCTACTGATTGTCTGCTCCCTTGGCTGGATCAGTGGGTGCTCGAGTAACAAGCCGATGCCACCCACCCCAGTCGAGCAGGAGTTGATTCTTGATAAACAGATTCACTCACTCAGCCGCAATGAAGTTATCACTGCGGTCCGTGAATGTGAAACAACAGGTCTTCGCGCCGTCATGATGTATGGAAAACGCAAAGTCAACGGGTACTCAGCAGACATCGTCATCGATGTCACATGCGCACCAAGGTAGAAAAAAACCCCAGGGCGCAAACCCTGGGGCTAACCGTCGTGAAGGAGTAGGCAACTGCTTATGCCCGACGGGATGGAGACAACTCAAACTAACTCAAAATGCGGGCCGTCAATGAACGGCCTTTTGTTTTGTTTGCGGCGTTCATCGATGTAGTGGTTCATGGCCTCTTCCATCGTGCCGCGCCACAGCCGGATGTCCGGCACATTCCATGCGGCGCCCCAGCGAATAGCGACATTCTTTTCAATTGCGGCCTGCTTCATTGCGTCGGCAATGTTGTCGTACAGATTGAGTTCCCATGACACCTGGCCATTGATGTAGGCCACCAGGTCGACAGCGTTGCCGGTCAAATGCTTTGACTCCATCGTCTGGCTTTTGCCAGTCTCGACATATTTGCGCTGAGTCTCCATGGTGCGAAGTCCTTCGGTCACACCAAAGTCAACGGTGGAGATCTCGATCGCACGCACGACAACATCGACCATTTTGTCGTTCACGCCATCAAGGCGCTCGATGCTTTTTTGTGAAAGTTTGAATGCCATGATTATTCCTTGCCTGGTTGCTTTGCGCGAATGTCCATGATCTTCTCAAGCGTGCGACCGCCGAAGTAGAACGACATGATCAGCATGCCCCACTGGCCAAGCAACTCGACATACTTTTGATTCGTGTCGATGCCATACGCTGACATCATTGCAAAGGTCGTGTATGTGACCAGGATAAAAATCAGCGTCATGGGGCGGATGTTTTTAGACAACCATGAGTCACTACCCATGTCAGCCTGCGCACGCTTGGTGACTTCTTGCGCCTCGATGTTGTCAGCGTTTAGTTCAGCCAGGCGCCCCTCTTGTTGCATCTTCAAAAGTTCTTGCTGTGCTTTTGCTTTTGCTTCTGGGTCTGGAATAAATTTGTCGAGCACTTTCATGCCGACATCAAATAGTGCTGTCAATGGAAACATCTTTCACTCCTTGTTTTATTTGTTGTCTACCAACCAAGAAAAGAACCAAGTCATCATGCTTACTGCAAACACAATGAAGCCACCAATGATTCCGTAAAACTTCACATCGTCCCAAAACATTTTTTTTGCTTTGGCAATGCGCGCAACTCTTGCACGCTCAACTCGCTCTTCTTCGGCTCTCTCTTCGCGGATTCTGCGACGCTCTGCTTGAAAGTCTTCCCACACCCCAGCCATGGGTGTGTGGTAAATCAAGAGTTCTTTTAGTTCTTGCTCATACTGCTGAAGCTGTCTAACGCGCATCACATTTTCAAATGCTTGCATGTCGACAGACTTGGTCTTTATGACCTTCCCTTCAATCTCTTGTCCTGCTTTGCAAACAGCTTCTTGCGCTTCAAAAAACTTTCCAAGACTGCTGGTGATTTCATTGGCAATTGAGCCAACATCTTTGCCTACAGCCTTGGCATCTTTGTATAAACTGACGGCGGCTTTGACTCCTGCCACAGCGGCTTGTGCAGTTGCGAACGCTGTGATTGGGTCCATACATTTTTACTTTTATTTTTTGCCGAATTTTTCTCGTTCTTCAAGCAGTTTGACTTTGACTTGAAGATCGTTGATGTCTTTGTAAATTTGCTCTTTCATCATGGCGCGACGCTCGGCAGAAATTGGCGAGTCAGTAGGGATGCCTTCCTTTGTGATCAGTGCAGGCATCGATCCTTCAATCTTGGTAAGTCGTTCTGAAAATGAATTTACCTGGCCAAGCAACCAAGCCAAAGACATCACCACAATTGGGATTACCGCTTTCAGAACATCTGACCAATTCATGCTTACTCCTTGTCTTCCTTGTGCTCAAGTTTTTTGAAGATCAAGCCAAGCGTGCTATCGATCTTGTTAAAGCCGTCCTTCATGTCTTGCTTTATGTCGCGCACGGCTTCTTTGAAATCATCCTTGCGTACATAGACCTCGGGCAAGTCACGCTCAATTTGGCGAATGTCGGTCTTCAGTTCTTTGATTGCGTCCCAGATCACCTTGAGTACCCATCCTCCCAAAAATCCGCAGACACCTACGACCCAGTTAAACAGCGTCTGGTCCATTGCTCATCCTTTTTTTATGGCTGTTCGTCTGGAACTGCGTCCCAGGTTTGAGTTGATTCGTTCCATGTGTAGCGGCCACCGTCGTTTGGATACGGTGCAGGCGCTTCCCACAAGCAAGTGCTGTCGTTCAACAGCCAGCTTGCGTATGGCTTTGGAGGAATGAATGCATCACGCGTTGCGTCGTAGCTGTAGCCGATGCCTGCGTAGTTCTTGCGCAGTGCTTTGCTTTGATCAGCAGAAGGCTCGCCAGTCGCTGGGTCGTAGTGAACGCCACCACGCGTGTTGTATGAGGTTTGAATCCATTGACCAGGACTCGAGTCCACAAAGGTGTCAAAGAATTCTGGCTCGGCGACGATGACTTGCTCGACGATGCCGTTGTTTACTTTTGCAAAATGTGCCATGTGTTTCTCCTAATTAAATTGCGTAACGGATGATGACAATTCCAGAGCCGCCAGATCCTTGAATGCTTGAGCCTCCAGAACCACCACCACCACCACCAGTGTTTGCTGTGCCGTTTGTTTGTTGTGCACCACCGCCGCCAAGACCAGGAGTTCCTGGGCTACCACCAGCATCATCAGATGTTGTTCCTCCTCCAGCGTAATAAACAACACCGCCAGAGTTCTGACCGGTTGAGGTTGCAAGACCCCATGTGGAATATGTAGCAGTTCCATTGCCGCCGTTTGGCCCGCTACCTGCGGCTCCAGCGCCGCCACCACCTCCACCAATACCGTTGTTACCTGTGTAGCCCTGTCTTGTTCCATTTGCGCCAGCAAAACCTTGTCCAGAAGTACCTGCTCCACCAGATCCAGCACTTAAAGTGTTTGCTCCGCCGCCGCCGCCACCAGATCCTCCGCTTCTACCATTGGACCCCTGCCAACTTCCTGCGCCGCCGCCGCCAATAGCAGTAACAGCATTAAACACAGAAGATGCTCCATCAGACGCTTGATTACCAGAAACGGAAGGCGCGCCCGCTCCACCACTTCCAACAGTTACTGTATTTGAACTAACTCCAAGAGTTGCAGAGCCATAAACAACTCCGCCAGCACCGCCACCACCACCGACATCGAAACCTCCGCCGCCACCGCCAGCAACTACCAAATACTCAATAAGGGAAACACCTTTGGTAATTTGAAATGTGCCGGACGATGTAAATGTGTGATAACGAAAACCTCCACTATCAACAACAGCACCACCTGTTGCTGAAAAGATTTTTTTAACCACAGCCCACGAAGCACCGTCGTAAATTTCTAACTGTTCAAGAGTTGTGTTGTAGCGCGTGTAGCCAGCATTTGGAGATGCTGGTCGCTCGGCAGTGGTGCCGCTTGGAAAATCAAATGCGCCAGTGCTCGTGTTGCTCTTGTCGCTGATCGATGCAGGCGTCACATTGTCAAGCGATGCAGAGTTGATGTCACCACCCGCGTCGACAATCACCTGCGATAAATTTCGTGCTTTGCTCATATCAATTCCTTATGCCGTGAATGTGCCGGACGAAGTGAAGGTGTGGTAGGTGTAGCCGCCGGATGATGTCACTGTGCCACCTGTACCGCGCTGTCCTCCAGCGTAGCGAACAATCACAATTCCAGAGCCGCCGCTTCCTGCTGGATAAGATGAATAAACACCACCGCCACCGCTACCAGTATTGACTGTTCCACTGCCAGCACTGCTGTTTGCTCCATTACCGCCGCCACCTGAACCGCCAGCGCCACCAGTTGGTCCGCCACCACCACCACCACCTGCGCGAGTTATGCTATCAAACCAGGCAGTTCCATTGCCGCCTGGACCGCCAACAGAGCCACTGGCATTACCACCAGCTTGCGTTGATCCACCGCCGCCGCCACCACCTGTGCCTCCTGATGCGCCGGTGCCTCCATTTGTTCCTTGGCCTACTGTGCCAGAGCCACCTCCCCATCCGCCATTTGATCCACCGCCACCAGATCCACCAGAATTTCCAATAACTCCAGAGTATTTTCCGGCGCCGCCACCAATTGATGTAATTGTAGAAAACGAAGTGCTTGCGATTGTTGTGTTGCTTCCGTTGCTTGCTCCGTTGTTTGTATTGACATTTGGACCACCAGCGCCGATGGTAATTGTTGCAATAGTGCCGCCAGCAATTAGCATGCTCGATGAAATATAGCCGCCAGCGCCACCACCACCACCATCGCCCGGTCCACCTCCAGCAATACTCAAATACTCAATCGTGTATGAAGTCGGGTCGGCAAATTTTGTCCATGTACCAGCAACAGAGTCATACCACTCAGGATTTCCTGTTGTGGTGTTCATGCGAAACATTCCAACAGCAGGCGTACCAGGCCGTTGCGCCGTCGTGCCAATCGGCATCATCATGTAGCCAGTGCTTGTATTTGCCTGATCTGAAATTGCAGTCGGTGTCACAGCAACAGTTTTAAATGTGTTGTCGCCAGCAAGGAATGTCGCGCTGTTGCGTGTGCCAGTTGCATTTAACTTGCTGATGTTGACAGTGCTGTCAATCAGTCCAGAACCATTGAACGATGCCACACTGAATGTACCGAATGCAACGACATAGAGTTCATCGTTTAGCGCCGCGCCAGAAGCCAGCACGATGCTGGTGCCAGTCGTTGCCGTGTAGTCGGTAGGGTCCAGGTGAACGCCGTTCAAGTACACATCGATGAAGCCAGCGTCGTAGGTCAGTGTGTTGCCATTGGCATCGATGCCAGAGAACGAAGTCTGGCCAGAGGTGGCCACATATTTGTATCGCTGGCTGGTGCCGTTTACGCTTGAGCCAGCAGGCACCCAACCACCAGAACCGTACACAAACATTGTGTCGCTGGTGGTGTTGAAGTACATGTCGCCTTCTTGCAGTGCGCCGCCGTTGTTGCGCAGAGTCGGCGCAGTGGCTTTAGCGCCCTGGTATGTGTTGGCGTAGTCCTGGATGTTTGAGACATTGTCTGCAACAGTTGGAATGTCGCTGGCCACACCGGCCACAGTGGTCACATCAGAATCAATTGCGGCCACAGCAGTGACATCAGTATCGATCGCGGCGACATCGGTCACAGCAGTTGAGATGCCAGCCACAGTGGTCACATTTGCGGCAATGCCTGCAACAGTCGTGACATTGGGTGCAATGCCTGCAACCGTGTTCACATTTCCTGCAACGCCTGCAACGGTGCTCACATCAGCGATGTTTGTGCCGACAGTGTTGACGCTTGCAATGTTGTTTGCGACGACATCGATCTCGCTGGTCGGCTCGTTTAGGTCATTGGCAACAGTCGTGATTGCGGCGATGTTTGTCGCGGCAGTATTGATGTTTGTTGAGTTCGTCGCAACAGCATTGATGTTGGTGCTATTGCCAGCCACTGCGTTGATGTTGGTCGAGTTACCTGCGACCGAGTTCACATTTGCAATGTTGGTTGCAACCGTGCCCACATTGCCAATGTTGGTTGCAACAGTCGTGATGTTTGTGTTGTTTGCGGCAGTCGTGTTGACGCTTGAGATGTTTGTGCCAACTGTATTCACATTGGCGATGTTCGTGGCCACTGTGTCAATCTCAGAGACAGGCTCATTGAGATCGGACGCCACGGTGTTGATGTTGGCAATGTTGGTAGCCGCAGTCACCACGCTGGCGCTGTTTGTCGCAACAGTTGAGACGCTACCAGAGATGCCTGCGACAGTAGTCACATTGGCGCTGATGCCGCCAACAGTATTGACATTGGCAATGTTGGTGCCGACAGTGTTCACATTCGTGATGTTGGCCGCGACAGTTTCAATCTCTGACACCGGCTCGTTCAAGTCAGCCGCAACAGTGTTGACTGATGCAATGTTGGTTCCGACAACAGTCACATTGGACGACACACCAGCAACGGTGTTCACATTGCTGATGTTTGTCGCAACAGTGTTGACATTGGAAATGCTACCGGCGACAGCGTTGATCGATGCAATGTTGTTGGCGTCGATGTCCAGGTTGTCTGCACTGTCAGCCAAGCGCACGATGTCGGCCACAAGAGATGCGGCGTCTGCACTACTGGTGATTGGCAACAGGGCCGCACGGTCCAGGCCTTCTTGCAACTGCTGGATCTGAATCGTTGCGCGGTCCAGCGCGTCGGTGATCACTTCAGGATAGAAGCCCCCCTGGTTTGTCAGGTCGGTCGGCTGAAGGTTCTCGATGTCCGAGGTGATGACCAAGTTGTAGCCAGTCGCCAGGGCGCCAGCAGACAGCGTGATTGTGCCGCCAGGGCTGGAGTTTTGGTCTTCGTTGACGGATGCGGTGAAGTCAGTGTTGAGCACCAAAATCGTTTCGACATTGGTTGCAACGGTGAGTTTCACCACCTCCAGGTCAGAAGCCTGGAAGACCTTGAATGTAAAAGGGAAAGTCGCGGCTGTTCCGTTACCTATAAACGGACCGGCTTTCCGGCTATTTGAACTGATGGTCATGGACGGAACTCCTGGACAATTGTGAAGAGACTAAGCATTCTGGTTGTGGATACGGGTACCTTACTGTCTCGACGACTCGCTTGCTTTGCCAGTGGCAAGCCCGCGAATGTAGTCGACATCAGAGGTGGGTTTAATCTTGCCGCGCTCGACATCGATGGCATAGCCAATCGGTCTGCCAAGCACGGTTACGGGGATGCCGGTGACCAGGCTGATCATGGTCAGAATGTCGCGCACATTCTTGCCAGTGACCTCTTTGTCTGAATCGGCGATGTTGATGCCAGCCTTAACCACACCAATCGTCGCGCCCTCGAGCGTTGAGACAGACGGGCTGGTTGTCATGCGGTCATCATAGGGCTTGTTGTTGAACGCGTTGAATGGCACGGTGGCCGCAGTACCAAACGGAACCAGGGCGACAGCGCCACGCAGTTGTGAGCCAAAGAACCAACTCATGAACACATCCATGTAGCCGTCATCATCTTCGTCGTCCCAGCCGCCGCCAAGACTTCGCACGATGGCGTCAGCGACCAGCATTGGCAAAGCAAAGCCCAACAAGTAGGTCATGAACAGTTTGCCCTTTTGGCCACGCCAGCCAAGGTCGCGGAATACCTTGATGTACTCGTTGGCATTCAAGTTGGCGATCATGTTGAAGTAGCCAGAGAACTGAATCAGCGTCTTGTAGAACGGCGAGCCAACCTCAAACGCGGACAAGTCTTCAGGCTGTAGGCTTGACTGGGTCATACGCACAGCGGCGTCGGCACGCTTTATCGCTTCGTTGCTTGCTGACTTCTCGTCAACATCTGCGCCAAGTTCTGCAACTGTTTGGTTGTATGCGCCAACCCATGTCACCACATCGACAAAGTTCTGGAAAGCCTGTTGCAAGAAGTAGCCATGCTTGTTGGACCACTTCTGGATCTTGTCAAACTTGGTTGGGTTGATCAGCAAGTCATTCATCATGTCTTGCACTTCGACCATCTGATTGCTCATGCGGTCAGCCATGAACGGAGACAACTCGGCAACAAACTCAGATTGCGTCGTTGGACTCTTCATGTAGTCGGCCAGGGCAGACTTCATGTATTTGCCTTCGACCTTGAGCAAGGCAGGGAAGAAGCCGGTCACCTGTTGCAACGCGTTGGTGATGTTGGCAAACATGATGCCGATACCAGTGCGGTTGCGGACTGCGCGCCAGAAGGTATCGATGCTACGGTTCATGCCGACCTCGCTTGTGATCTGACGAGCAGATCTATTGAGCCATGGCAGGATCATGTCCTCGATGACAGTCGGGTCCATCCTGGTGATGGTGTCTGCAAAATCACGCTTGCGGATGATCTTGAGAGTGTCGCGAATTGTTGGCTGTACGCGTGCAAACCGGATCACATCATCGATGTGTTTGGCCATCACGCGAATGTCCAGCGACAGTGCCTTGTTGTATTCAACGCGAGACTTCGTAAACCCGGCACCAGTGCTTGGCATCGAGTTGCGGAAGTCGGCCTCGAGTTCTTCCATCTTGGCCTGACGCTGTGCGTCGCGAACTATGAACGGGTCAGTCTTCGCTGGAACATAGCCACCACGGTATGTGCCAAACGGTGTAACCACTGGGCGAGCCTCGACTTCTTTGAAGTAGTAGCCGAAGATCTCGCGATGCGCCTCTTGCGCCATAGGCTTGAGTTCTTCATTTAGATCCCATACTGCTTGCACAAAATCAAAGTCGGCTTTGGTAAGCACGCCTTCATCAATCATGCGGTTCATAAAAGCATTCCATCGAGATGTGTCGACAGAGCCGTCTTCGTTGATTTGGCCCCAGCCGCGACCAGCAATCAGCTTCTTCATGTTGCTGTCGTTGCCGATGTGCATCAATGCACCAAGCACTTCTGCTTTTCCGATGCCGCCGTTCTCGTTGCCGAATGTGTAGTTCAACTCTGGCGCATTGATCTTTTGCACTGGCAGATCCAGCTTGGAGATCATGTCGACATAGTCTTTGACATAGCGGTTGCGATCGACGCGGTATTGATCAAGCGCGGCACGCAGTGGTCGCCAGATGTAGTTGGTGAATGGTCCAGGACCAGCGGCGCCATCAGTAGCATCAGCCCAGTGTTCGACCTTGCGGGTCAATGCCTTGGCGTTGTACAGGGCGCGAATGGCTTTCTCTTTTGGACCAGGCGCCATGCGTTCGCCGGCAACCTCTTCAGGCACGCCAATTTCATCGAGTCGCGCATTGAGTTCTGCAATGATCGAATCAAGCGCAACTGCTTTGCCTTCAATCATCACTTCGTTTTCACGCTTGGACTGGTACCACAACGCATCGACGATTTCCTTCATTTGACGGAATTCGTTCAGCGTCAACTTCTTGTAGTTGCGTGGGCCAGCGGTGGACTCGAGCAAGATTGGCTCGATGTCTGCATACAGGTCTGGGTTGTATGACTTGAGTTGCTCGACAAACTTTGCAGGATCGACATCACGCGGGCCAAGGCCATAGTGGCCAAGGATGTAGCGTGCGGCGTTGACCAGATCGATGTTGCGATTCTTGGCCATCTTGGCATCGCCTTTGAAAATCTTTGCAAAGCCGTCAATGGCCTTGTCGATTTCTTTGCGTGCATTGACTGCCTCGAGCGACAACTGGTTGTTGAGCAATTGGTTTTGCTTGGCCTTCGCGGCCTCAGTGGTCTTCCCAGCTTTGGATGCCTTGATGCTTTCCTTGGATGCGCGAGCCTCTGCCAGGGTGTAGTCACGCGGGCGGATCTCGCTGATGATCTTGTTGCCAATGATTGACTTGGCCGCAGTCTTGGCGGCTTGAATCATCAGGCGCGCAGGCTGTGTTGCCTTGGCCAGGTAGCGCAACTCGACGGCCACAAAGCGGGCGCGTGCTTCGTTGTGCAGTGCCTTCTGGATTTCCAACTCAATGCTGGCCGGGTCCAATAGGTCTGAGTATTCAGCAAGCATGCGCTCGTCGGTGCGGCCATCGATCTCTTCTTTGATTGGCTTGGCATCGAGCAACGAGCGAACCAACTGATCGCCAGAGTCAAAGCCAAACATCGATGCCACCAAGTCAGGCGGCAGGCCTTCTTCAGCCAGCATGCCGTACTTGCCATAACCCAGTTTTGTCAGGTCAGGCGCAGGCGTCAGCGACTCTTTGCTTTCAGGGTAGAGCGCCTTCACATCGGCGATCTTGAGTTTGTGCCCAGTCAATGCCTGGATGTCTTGGCCGTTTTCATCTTTGGTGATGCCACGCTTCAAAAACTCCATGGCCACATAGACGCGGTCCTCTTGAACTTCTGCGGCCACCTCTTCGCGCACACCCTTGCGGATGTCTGCTGTCTTGGCCTGCATCTCTTTGAGCACGCGAGAACGAGCATTGCCAAGCCACTTCAATTGGCGCAGGCTTGCCTGTGTCAACTCAGTGATCGATGCCTCTGTGGCCTCGGCCATCATTGCTTGGTACGCGGCCCATTCGGTGTCGTCCATGCCGGACTCTTGCTGAGTCTGGTACATGGGCACCATGCTGTTGACGGCTTCAGATTGCTTGATCTGCTCTTCGCTGGCCAGCATGCGGTCCATGACTTCACGCACCTCACCGGTCAGGATCGGCAAGTCTTCGCCATTTTCTTGGCGGTAGATCTGATTGAGTTCGTCGCGGATCGATTTGTAGACGCGGCGCAACCAGGCGCTGAAACGCTCAAACATCGATTGCATTTGCAGGCTTGGAGCCTTGCCTTCAAACAGGTAGATCTCGTAGTTGTAGGCCCACTGCTCGTGGTACTTGCGTTGCTCATCGAGCGACAGCGCATTCCAGGTGGCCAGGTCTTTGATGCCAAACCAGTCGAGCACGGTCTGCATGTCTTGCTTGTTCTGTTCGGTGGCGTCTGGGCGCGAGGCCATGTCGGCGTACACCGTCAAGAAAAAGTGCGCAGTCTCATGCAGGAAGGTGGACATATCCGCCTTCTCGTTGAGGATTGTGGTCAATCGTTTCGGATCGAACCCGCCGCGCTCTGGCTGGCGCAGGATTTGAGCCTGGGCAGACGGTGGGAAAAACTTGGCCACTGCTTCTGCGTCGGCCTCGTCAAATGTCAGAGTGCCAGCACGCAGTTGAGCCGATGGTGCCGCCGCCTTGATTTCAGCCTCCTGGGCCTCGAATTTACGAATCTCAGGGGTAAGCATGGCGTACTTGCGTTTGGTGCTTGCAGGGGTCGTATACGCGCCTGCGGCAGGCATTGCGTGCATGCCATGCTGTTCGACTGGTACACCCTTGTGTTGCGGGCCAAGTAGCACGGCCACACCTTGATCGCCACCAGCGCCTGGGATGTAGACACCATCAAACCCAGCATCGATGATTGCGGACTCGACCGCGTTAAACCATTGGCCACGGTCATCACGGCCACCGGCTGATGCCTGGGCGCGCAGGCCAAGCGGGTCAGCCGCCGCGTCGTATAGGTTGTCCAGATAGACGGCGTGCACATTGCCGCCAACACCAGCCTCTGGGCGAATGCCGTTGCCGGTATCCACATAGAAGTGGATGCGATTAGATAGGCGAGAGTCAGCGCCAGCCAGACGGCCAGCCTCTGCGCCTTTTAAGCCTGTTCCGTAGGCGAATCCGGCAAGACTATTCCGAGGTTGTTTTGAATAGTGGACACCAAGGACTGAAGTTGCTCCATCCCTGGCTGTGCCATATCGTTGGGCAACATCGAGATCGCTTGCTCGTAGGCGTTGAACGCCGCCTGCTCCGGTTCCTGATTGGGCAAAGACTGCGGGTTTTCCATGATCTTCCTTTCGTTTCTTGTTGCGCTTTACAGCGCGGTTTTGGTCGGCGACGGCGTCGTCATAGGTCTTGGACTTCTTGCCATCAGTGATCTTGTGCCAGCCGTAGTACGACTGGTCCAAGGCCATGAAGACGACATTCGGCTCGCCATTGTTGAAGTCGGCAAACGCCTCTTTGTTCCAGCCTTCGGGCGCCTGGGTGTCATCCCAGGGTAAACGCGAAGCCGCAACGAATCCGTGCGCGGCGTAGAACTCAGGCAGGATCGTCTCAAATGCATCCAGCTTGGTGCCACCTGCGGCCACGGCCAACTCCATGACAGAGCGGCCAGCGCCAGCTTGCGAGAACACCGACACGATGTCGCCATCAGGTTTGACAGCGACGCCGGACTTGCCGTCTTCAGACAAGAACAGGCGCATGCCTTGGTAGTCTTCGACTGGGTAGACGAAGACAGCCGCGCCCATGTCGCCACTGGCTTGTTTGCTGGCTGTGATGGCTTCAAAGAATCGTTGTGCATTCTGTGCGTTGCCTTGCTCCAATTCGTAGAACTTGGGCACGGTGATACCGTTGTTTCGGTACACACGGGCCAGGCCTGCGCCTGCTTTCCATTCCTGCGAGTAGGTGACAAGTTGGCTCTTTAGAACCCGAACTTTTCCGCCATCTCCACTGCTTTTTGCCGTGTAAGACCAGGATTGTTTTTGATCGCCGCTTCGATTGGATCTTGCAATTCTGGTTGCGACTGCGCCTGCAAAGAGCCGTTTTTCTCTTTGAGTAAAGCCTCCAGCTTCGGCTTGCTCCCCTCCAGCGACCTGCGCTTGCTCATCCTGTAGTCGTGCTCGTCTTGCGCGTTCATCTTTGGACTCCTTCTTTAATGCGTTATTGATCTTGCGATCGGAAACACCCAAGCTACGCGCAACACCTGCGGCGGCGTTGGCGTAATCTGGGGCATCTTCATCACTATACCCGTCTGTTGACTCTTGGTCAACATTATTATCTTTGGCTGATTCGTAGAGTCGTTTTTCTGCGTACCAGAGCACAGCCTGCAAATCGGCCATGGTCAGGTCGGCATAGGCTGGATCGGCCTGCAACTCAGCCAGGATCTGGGAGAAGACAGAGCGAATGTATGTGCGCTCGTGAGGGCCAGCCGGCGCTTCCTTTTGGCCATCGTTGTACTTGGCCAGGCTGTTGCCGGCCTTGCGGATCTCTTCGCCGACCTTGGACTCGTTCATCTGCTCGCGCAGTTTGGGGTCCATGGATGCCTTCTGGATGGCGTCAGCCAGGCGATTGACCTCGGTGTTGGCAATGTCCATGCCGATGACCTCAGACAGGCGTGTGGCCTGTTCTGGTGTCGCGCTACGGATTGCCGCGTTCAGGCGGTTGGTGGCCGTCTCAACATGCTTGGGCAGGCTCTTGATGAGCGTGCCGGTCCAGCGTCCCCAGGTGCGGACCAGCCAGCGGTCCATCGTGAGGGAACTGAAGTCGCCATACAGGTTGGAGAAAAAGCCGTTGCCGATCTTGGGGCCAATGATGGCCGCGCCCTTGACCATGGTGTCTGCGTGCTCACCGCCTGGCTTGAGGTCTTTGCTGATCGCGCTGATCTCGCCCACGGTGAAGTTGGTCTGCATGAACTGGCGCAAGTTCTTGATGCCCCAAGCACCGACCAATTCGTTGAACAGGGCAAGCGAATCATTGATCGCGCCCTGGGCCTGGCCACCTTTGATGTTGGTGGGCATGACCTTGTTTTCTTTGTAGTAGGTGTAGGCCTTCTCAGCCAACTCAAAGTTCTTGTCGACCTTCAAGCCGTTCGATGTGACAGCCAGCGCCCAAGTAAATGCAAAGCGTGCGTCTTCGTTGGTCGCAATCTCTGGGTGCACCAATGCCATGACAGCCAAAGCCTGGCGTGTTTTCTCGTCGTACCAGCCAATCGCGTTCGGGTTTTGCTCGAGCGCAAACAGTGCGTCCTTGAGGCCCACGCGCACCAGGTAGTCAGTGGTTTGTGGTGATGGCACAGAGACATCGACGCCGGCTTCAGTCGCGGCTTGTTGCACTGCGGTCTGGATCGCCATCTTGAGGTCGCGGCCCTTGTTCCACACCTGGCTCTTGGCCACCTCGAGTGCGTTCTTGAGTTCGGCCTGGTCTTCAACAGTCACAGGAATTTCTGCCTGCGCTTCGATCGCGGCCACATCATCGGCCTCTGCATCCTCTTCGGAGTTGATCGCGTCAGAGTCAGTCAGCGATTCGGTTTGCAATACTTGATTGCCCTGGCGCAGGATGTCGGCATTCTCACGCGACCATGTGCCATCGTTGAATGGCGACTTGACTGCTGTGTTGTCGAACACCACGATCTCGCGTGCATCGGGCGCGACCTGCAAGATCACGCCGTCATAGCCTTGGGCCTGCAATTCGGCAGTGAATGCGTCAGCGGCTTCGCGGCCACCAGCACGAATGCGTGCCTTGTCTTCCATGGTGGCCATGTAAGGATTCTCGAGGCGCGCATACAGTGGCATGACATTCTCACCAGCATTGCCGGTGCGACGCTTTTGCATGGCGTAGATGTCGGCCATGTCAGCGCTGTCAGTCAGATACACACCAGTGCCAAGCCAGCCGCTGTCTTTGCGGTTTGGATGGTCAGGATCAAATGCAGTCACATTGTCGGCAGTGCCGTGGTACAGCGTCTGCGGTGCACCTGTTTCGTCTTGGAAAATAGACGAGCCAATCCAGTTGCGGAATGGCACGCTGTCAATCATCACGCGCTGGTCTTGGTTGAACAGGGCCATGCCACCAGGCTGTCCTTCTGCTCGCTCGACCTTGTACATGTAGCGGTTGTAGAACTCTGTCGGCATGATCTTGAGTGCCGCTGATTGAGTCACCACAAAGTCGCGCACAAGTTGCGCATTGATTCTGGCCGCGTTGTCGGTGTATTGTTTGGTTGATTTGATCTGCTGGAACATCAAGCCTTCGACTTCACGCGCAGACTTCACAAACTCTTTGTTGGTCATCTCGACTTTGGCGTTGGCCTCCATCTGACTCTTCATGATTTCAGACTGGTTGTCGATGAACTCGCGTGCCTCGCGGCGCGTCATCATCTCACCTTCAATGCGCAAGTCATCGATCAGCGCTGTGCTGAACTCAGTCGGTGCAATGTTGGTTTGGTACTCGGTCACAGGGATGGCAATGTCGCCACCTGTTGCAACGGCTGTGTCCAGTTGCTCACGCACTGATGGCGATACTTCTGCCACTCGTTCGGCCAAGCCAGATTGTTTGAGCGTTTCGCCGCTGATGTAAACCGTGGTGACATCAGTCTCTTGAGATACTTGTCCAATCCAATCGTTGAATGTTTCTGCACTGCGTGCTCGCACTTTGCTGGCGCGTGAAAACTCTTGTACTTTCTCGAATGCATTGGCACTGCGCTCGGCAGACTCAGCCTGCAACATTGTGCCGCGATAGTTGCCAGGCACTTCAACCAATGCTGTTGGAATCTCAGCAAACGCCTCGAGCAAGATCTCGCCTGGCTTGAACTCACCAGTCAATGCTTGTGCCGATGCTTCACCTGCGGCGCCGCCTACTGCTTGCACACCACCTTCGCCAACAACACGACTGCCAACGCTCAACACTGTAGGTCTTGCGCCCTTGAGCAACTTGCCTGCCATGCCTGCTGTCAATGCATCGAAAAATGCAATTGGCACGCCGCGTTTCATGGCTTTGTCTTTTGCTTCGGCCATGACTTTTTCATCAGTCAAAACTTTGTAGACAGCGTTTGGATCTTTCATGTCAGCACCGCTCGATGACATTACTTCATCAAGCGTTGATGCATATTCAGTAAAGAAGCTGGTTGTGCCTGCGGCAGTTGCCACAGCCAATGGACCCATAGGAACTGATGCGGCAGTCACTGCAATGCCAGGAGCGCCAATACCCATCGATTCAAAAATCACTTCCCTTACTGCGGCAGGGTTAGACACGATTGCAGAGAATGCCTCGCCAAAACTTTTTGCTTCACCAATCTCTTGCAGTCCGCGCTCAATGTTTTGAGGCATTGGAAACTTTTCAACATTGCGTTGATAGTTGGCCAGGTTTACAGCCTGCTGAACTTTTGGGTTGTAGGTGATGCCATTCGCTTCAGCCGCCGCTTGCTGTTGCGAGCGCAGACCTTTCATCATGGCTGTGTCTTCAAGCATGAGCGAGAAGCCCTTCTTGAATCGCGCATAGCCACGCTGGAATGGTTCGGTGATCTCTTGTAAGAATGAGCGCTCGATCGGTTTGATCGTGCCATACTCACGCTCGATGCCAGCCAAGTTGCTCGAATCATCGTGCGAGATCTTTGCGTTATTTTGATCGCTTAACCATTGAGCAAGCAATGGAGAACGCCTGACAGTTTCATCAAACTCATTGAGTTGAACATTGCGATTTACTTGAGCATAGTTGCGCTGAACAATGTCAACAGGTATGCCAGACTTGTTTGATAAATTCTTTGCGCGTGCGGCCTCATCCGGATTTGTATCTAGGGCGCCATACAGACTGGTGCGCAACTGCGTCCGCTGTGTGTCGACTACATTTGCGGCGGCTTCATCAAGCGTGGTTGATTTAGTTGTACCAGCAACTCGTTTGGCGGCGGCACTGAATTCATCATCAGGTACTAGCATCATGTCGTTGTGTCCTATTACTTCTTCTCGATACCGTAGGTGTCGTACAGCACATCATCGATTTGTTTTTGAGTTGGGTTCAATACCTTCTCTCGAATGAGTGCGTCTCTTGCTTTTGCGCGTTGTGCATCAGTAAATGTTGGCTTGAATTTGCCTTCTTCACCACGAGCACGCGCCTCATACCTGCGCATGTTTGGATCAGGTCTGTACCATGAGCCGGTCAACACCTCGCCCTCAAGCACCAATCCATCAAGCACCTTTTGACGCTCGGCTTGATTTAGCTTTCCGCCCTTGTTCACTTGTGCCGCGAACAATGCTTTGTTTGCTTCTTGCGTGAACATGCCAGCCTTCTCATCTTTCAGGCCTAGTTGCTTTGTTACTGCGCTAATTTGCTGTTGCGTTGTCACAGCCTCTGGCGCCTCGTTCTTTGTTCCGATCGTGCGTTGCAAATTGATGAAGTGATTGCGGTCACCAGGTGACAGCTTGTCAAAATATTTGCGCAGATCAACCTTAGTCGGATCTTTGAAGTCAGGATTTGTCATGGCTTCTTGCGTCAACTGGTAGTAGACATTTGGATCTGTCTTGACTTCAGTTCCCTTTGTGCGCGCCTCAACATCAGCCTTTGCTGTGCGTTGCAGGCTGGCTAGGTCGGCGCCATCCATGCTGGCCAATATGCTTGGCGGGATCTTGCTGAAGTTGCCTGTCTCTGCATACGAGCGCCATGCTTTGTCTTTGGCGTCGTTCTGAGCGGCTTGGATGATGCCAGTGCGCTCGCTCTCAAAAATCTTCAAGCGCTGAACAACCTGGTCCTCTTCTTTGCCGGATAGCTTTTCACGAGCCATCTTGAGAGCGCCAGCAATGTTGTTGCCGCTACTGCTCCAGAATGATTCTGCAAGGCCTTGTTCTTTGGCGTCAGATGTGCCGATCTCGAGCGCTTTCTTTGTGCGCTGATAAGTCTCCGGCGTCATCTCATTGCCGTAGCGTTGCAAGTAGTCGCGTGCTTGATCTAAGTTTTGAGCATCGATCTGAGACTGTACAACCTGGCCGTGAATCTGGTTGGTTGCCTTCAAGATCAATTGCTCGCGCTGTGCACTCTTGGCTTCGTATCCAAGTTTGTCTGCCAGCTTGTTGGCGCCATCTTTTGCGGCGCCGTAGTAAACAGCAAAATCACCTTGTGGATTTTTCCATCCAGCAGAGTAACGAATCGCATCGTTGACGAATGAGTCAACTTGGGCGCCACTTTCCTTGATGTCGTAGTCGCGTTGCTCAACCAATGAGTGTTTGATGATTGCGCTGTTGGCACTGCGCATGCGAACGCCGGCAGAATTGCGCAACAAGATTTTTTGCACATCGTTCTCGGCTTGGCCAACAACATCAGTCAATGCGGCTTCAAGATCATTCTTGGTCTTCATTGCCGCGCCCACAGCATCCTTGCCTTTGAGCGTTAGGTATTGAGTTTCAATGGTGTCGGCTGATGCCGCGAATGTGTTGTAGAGTTCTTTGGCTTTGGCGTCATCAACTTCACCTTGCAGGCGGTCTGCGATCTTCATCACAGTTGTGCCAAACGACTGCACTGCCTGGCCAGTCTTTGCAATTTGCTCGCCGGCAAAATTGCGCATCGGCTCTACGCCTGGAGCCTGTATTGCAGGCATGTTGCCTACGCCTGCTTCTTGTGTTGGTAAATCGTAAATTGGTACTGTTGCCATGATTCGTCCTTAATCGATGCCAAGTTTTGCGGCCATTGCCGCAAGTTTGCGATCTTGGTACCAGGCATTGGCCACGGTTCCGGCACTGCCGAGAATGCTCGATCCAGCCGCCATGAATGGGCTGATAGTTGATGCGGAGCCTGCCAAGTTTGATGCAGACACATCCTGCATTGCTGATGCTGTCAAATAGTTTTGACGCTGTAGTCGTGCCGCTTCTGCGCTTCGCACGGTATCAGCGTTGACTGTCAGCATGTCGATCTCTTTCATGAGGTCGGTTGTTGCGATAGTCTCAACAGCACTGCCGACTCCCAGGTCAATACCTCGAGCGGCCATCGATGCGCGCTGTGAACTTTTGATCTTTCCGGCGCGCAGGCTTACCTGGCCTTGCTTGAGTTGGCCAGCACGCAGGATCTGCTGGGCCGTGAATTCAGCCTGGGCCGCATTGAGTTCCGAGATGTCGGACTGGAATCGCATCGAGGATGCTTGTGACTCCAGTTGTGCGATCTGGCTTTGGGCGGCGTAGTAGTTGCCAATGGCGCCAGTGACTGCCCCGCCAATTGCAAAGATGGACCCGGCCTGGCTCATTGCCTGTGTCCCGGTTCCGGTCAATAAGGTTGCCATGTGTCAAATCTCCTGTTTCGCCTGGGCTTGGAGGACTGTGTTGACCTTACCTCCACAGCACCAGGTTCTTGCATGGTTGAACAGTATCCGGGTCACCGGATCTTACGGGTACCTTTACCCACCGATCGCAACCTCAAGGGTCATGCCGACGATGGTTAATGGCAGTGGATCAGACTGGCGGACAAACACCTGGCCGCTGTCGAGCCATGATGGTGTCAGCATGATCTGAATTTCTTGGGTCTTCAACTCAGGCGGCGTGCCGTATGGTTCGGTCGTCCTTTGCTTGGCCTCGACCAGGTTGTCCGCGTTGGGTCCAATGAAAATACCGGACGACTGGTAAACGCGGAGCCATGCCTTGTTGACATTCTTGTAGCGACCCTGGCCCATGCCGTTGTCGATGCCCATGGCCAGCGGCAGGCTTTGCAGGTCTGAGTCGTATTCCAGGCCAATGTGGATGATGCTTGCGGCCCGGTCAATCGTGATCGATCCACTGGTCACGGTCTTCTTGGGTTGCACGGCGCCATCAGCCAGGATGGACACGCTCTTGCCTTCGAGCCAAGTCAAGCCACTGATCGTATTGCGTGCAAACGAATACAGCCTCGTGGCGGTGTTTCTGAGTGCGGATGGCAGTGTGACATCAACTCGAGCCGTTGCGACTGTTGTGGAGGTCGTGGAGCGGATTGTGAGGCGGTATGTGTTGCCGGCAGAATCGGTCAGCACAATGGCGTCATTGACATCACCGGTGCCTGGGTAGGTAAAGATGGCAGTCGACGCTGTGATGGTCAGCACATCAGCCGGACCCCAGGTTGTGCCACCGCTTACCGTGACCGTGGTGGCCGAGGTATTTGTGCCGTCATATGTTGCGCCTGAGTCAACAAAGAACGCGTCCTCGATTGAATCAAAGTGACGGCTGGCCATGCGCTCGACATAGCGTTTGGTGACGCCGCCAATGGTGCGCTTGACAACCACATACAAGCGGTCTTCGTTGCCTTCTGCAACCACGGTGCAAGACTCGAATGTGCCGTCGGTATCATGCTTGTGCCACGCGCCCACTTGTTGCTCTGGCGTGTAGGTCAAACCAAGCAACATGCCAGATGTCGAGATGAACCAAATCATCTGGATTGGCGCCTTGGCAAATGCCATGTCTGTGATCTCGTAGTTGTCAAACAAGTTGGCAGAACGGATCGACAGGTCGTTGGTGATGAAGCCGCTGGCCTGCCAGTTGTAACCCAGTTCACGCACATGGCCACCGCGAGCAGAGCAGTACACCAGGGCGTTGTTGATGATCACCGGTTGAACATTCGATGCACCGATGTACGACTGCGGTCGAACAGAGATGGTGGTTGGTGTGATCTCGTCGCTGTTTAGAGATGACACGCGCCACTCAGCAGATCCAGTCAGCAACAGCAACTGAGTCAACGGCACGATGTGGCGAATTGTGTTTGCTTCGCGAGCGGCCACGCGGAACTCGATGCGATCGTCGTCACGAATTGGCAGGCCATAGCTGAGATTGGACTCAGTGCCTGACTTGGTCATCCAGATCTTTTGCGGTTCGTTGATGGTTCCAGCAAAACACCGACGCTGTTCGAAGTACGACACGGCTCCAGGGTAGTTGCCTGTGCTGGTGAATTCGTTGTCGTAATTGGGAGGAGTAACCGACAAATCCGGCGCGATGTTGTTGTCGACGATGCTCGTGCCAGTCGTGCTTCCAATGTAGCCATACAGACCTCCCAACAGTTTGTAGACGCGGTAACGCGATGCGCCTGCCACTGCTGACCAGGAAATTGTGTTGGTCGCACCAGTGACAAAAATGTTGTTGGTAACTGATGCCACGCTTGAAGAGATGGACTCGCCAATCTCATCAGCGGCAATGGCCGTCACGACATAACTCATCGTCTCGTAAGTGTCTGCGTTGGTCGATGACGATGCAGGAATGTACCTGGTTGCAGTCACGCCACTGGGCGCGGCAATCGGAGATCCAAAGTTGATGGTGGTCAATGTCCAGTTGGTAGTGCCAAGCCTGCGCAGTTCACGCGGCGCATAGTTTGGGTGCACCAGCGTCATCACATCGGCTGACTGCACATAGTGAATGTCAAACAGATCAGCTTCTGCGTATGGGTTTGCAATCTCGTATGGCACACCACCTGACATCAATGTCGCGCCTTGTGTGTGAAAGCGTATGTAGCCTGGGCTTAACTCAATCACCATGGTTTGCGTGGTCGAGTATGTGAATGGGATCAGCCTGGTGCGCTTGGTGCTGTCTTTGACCTCGCGAACAAATGCAAACCCTGCGCGGTTTTCTGCCGGACCTTGTGGCGTGGCAATGAAGTTTTTCATCGTCGCCGCGCCGGTTTGATATTTCACATCATCGATGCGGCCAAACATCTCTGGCGACATCTCGCCGCCAGCAAATGATCGTTGTAGTGTGCGCACATTAGGCATGCTTATCTCCCTGCGATCCAGGACACGATGTGCTCTGGCTTGATCTGGCGCTCATTGGAATCAGACTCCATTGCTTTGCCAAGGTAGAGGTTCATCATGGTGATGCATCGCTTGGCTTCTGCGGCGCCCTGGTCACCTTTGATCACTGGGCCGGCAAGCATCGATGCGAGATGCCATGACAGCGTGGTGGTGAACAGTGCAGAGAATTTTGTTGGGTCGTTGATGCGCGCCGAGTAACGGATCACGGCTTGCTTTTGGTTGGTCAGAATAATTTGCGAACCATCCTGCGCTGTTTCGATTGCAAACTTCTGCGGAACATACTGGCCAGCGGCAACAGCCGGTGAATAGTTTGTGTAAAAGTCTGGGTAATTTTCTGGTGTGAACGCGGTGCTGTAGTCGTCACGCGCTTCTGGTGGTAGCACTGCAATGACGCTCATTGCGTCAGCGGGATTGGCATATGCATGCCTCCACATTGGCCAGGAGTTTTCAACTTCAGCGCCGTATGCGCGTCTAGTTGCAAAAGCCCAACTGTGCATCTCGAGCAAAGTGTCTCGAGCGATTGGATAAAAGCGTTGGCAGTGTTCTGCCTGCGCAGATCCTTCTGGTGGATCAATGCTTGCGATGGTGGCGTTGTCGCCGAGGTGCGCCAGCGCAAGGTTACAGATGTCGACAACTGATGCCATCATGGCCTCCTAAATGTAAAAAGGGGACCGTGGTTTCCCAGCGGCCCCCCGTGACTTACGGCTTCCAATCAGGAAGGATTACACGGAGCCTTCATCAGCGCCGCGCTTGGCTTTCGGCGTCCACTTCTTTGCAGAGGTGTCAGCTTTGGCCTCGTTGCCTTCATCATCGATAGGAACCAGCGCAGATCCAGCAGGACCATCATAGTCGACGATCTCGCCTTCATTACGAAAGCCGTTGTTGACGAAGCAAGGTGCGGTGACGCGGTATTTAGGCATGTGTAATTCTCCTTATTAGATTACGGTGAAGCCAGATGCGTAGAACTTCTTGCCGTCCTGAACATCCATAACGATGTCTGCAACAACCTTGCCGCCAGTGTTAGTGCCGGACACGGTGTAGCGAGCACCCAAGTAACGCTTGCCCAACGATGCGATTTGCGGATTCAAACGCACGGCAACATTCTTGCCAAGAGTCAGATCAGCAGTCACGATCGCGCCGGAAGCGCCAATCACCACGACATTGCTCGACAGAGCGGCGTTGTCAGCGATGATGACTTCGAAGTTGGTAGAAGTACCACCAGCGAAGGCTTCAGTCATTGCGAAGTTCATGTAAAGGTCGCCGCCTTCACCAATGTCGCGAGCAACAGACAGGTCGATCGTATCGGTCGACACAGCGGTTGTAGTCACGGCTTGGTCAGTGGAGACGCGGAGCAGTTTATCGGTAATCATGATGTGTTCCTTTCAGAGTTAAATTGACCAATTAGGAAATGGCCGCTTCGGTGTTGAGGATAGCGTCAACGCGACGGAGCGGAACTCCGAGGAACGACAGCCAAGAGTAAGGCATACCGAACTGGCTCAGACCTTCATTGATCTTCAAGACATACTGGCTCTTGTCCAAAGCCGCAATCGACAGACCAGAGTGCACAGTGCGGTTCATGTAGAACGCGGCACGGCCCATAGCCATGTTAGGGATGCGGTACAAAGAGCGAGCCATCAACTTGATGATCGCGGTTGCGGCAGTAGGTGCTTGCGTGCCAGTCTGGGCAATCAAGTCGCTCACATCGATGTTGGCGATGCGAACCACATAGCGCCAGTCTTTCACAACAAGACCGTTCTTCCACTGGTAGCGAGTAGCCAAAGCCTGCATGCGAGTGCCGTCACTGTTGTAAACGGTTTGCTCACCGAGGTCTTCGTGAATCAAGCCAGCCTTAGAACCTTTAGGGAACGGGCAGTACACAGTGTTGTCACCCCACACGACCAAGTAGATCGATGTGTTGTCAGAACCAGAACCACCGGCCTTCAAAATGTTTTGACCGTTGGCGGCAGTGCTGTCGCTGTAGCGAGCGGCAAGGCCGAGGAACTGCTTGGGATCAACACCAGGGTTGCCGTAGAACAAAGTCGTGGCTTGAGTCTGGTTCATTGCTTCCAAGAATGCAGTGTCTTCAGACAGGCGGAATTGAGCGGTGTTGCCGTTCAACATTGCCAAGTCTTTGTCCACTTCAGAGCGGGCTTCCAAGATACCGCAAGCCTCGTCCACTTGTGCAGTGGTCGATTTGCTCGATGGGATACCTTGGTTCAGGGCACGCCAGTAAACAGTAGGCAAGCCAGTACGGATTACAACGCGTTCGCCGGTAGGCAAGTTGCCTTCCTTGAACACGCAGTCTTCCAAGATTTCGTTGCTCTGCGAAAGCAGTTCTGCAACGACGGGAACTCGACCGTCCGGGTCGACGCGTTTGGCCCAATCGGCCAGGGTGAGAGAGTTGTTCGACAAAGTAGCCATGATGGACTCCTATTTAAGATTGCTGATTTGAATAAAGCGCTGATGCTAAATCATTGAAACCCTTGGGGCCAGATTTCTGACCACCTCGAGTGCCGCCGACAAAGCGATCCTCACTGATTGCTTTGCCTGCCCTGTACATCAATCGGATCATCTCCGGATGATTGCCCAGGCCAGACTCGTTTAACAACTTGCGCAGTTCTGGCGTACCAAACGAGTCGAGTGCTTTCTTCGCCACGACCAGGTTATCGTTGAGTTTGTCACCCCCGAATTCCTTGTCGGTGCGAGCCGATTCGGCCCATTCATTACGAGCAGTTTCCAGTGCTTGCATCTGACGCTCCAAGATTTTTGGTGCGACTTTGTCCAGCACTTTCTGCGCGGCTTCTTGTGGCAGATCCAATTCCTTGGCGATTTCCGAGAATGACTTCAGCACCTCGGGGTCAAACTCGCGGCCTTCTTCGGCTTTGAATTCGTACACTTCCGGCGCTTTGGCTTGAGCCTTGTCGCCGTTCTGATCACCTTCGGTATTGCCAGTCTTCTGGCCATCCTGGCCAGCCTGCTGGTTCTGCGTACCGTCAGCCTGTTGCTGTGATGCCTGTTGCTCACCACCCGTCGGTTGTGTGCTCGAGGCGTCTTGCGATGCGGGCGTGCCTTCAGTGGTCGTTGCGGCTTGATCCGTCATCAGCGATTCTGTCATTGGATTGCTCCTTTACCATTTGTGGATATAACTCAGGGCACAGAGAGTGAATCATCGCAAGCATGCGATTGCCGAAGTTCCTGTTACCTTCTGCGAATGCCATTTGCATCGAGTTGGTGTTGAACGACAGCCGGAACACGCCGGATTGATCCATAAGGCGCCACACTACACGACGCCCCCTCTTGCTACCCATGAGCCACTTGATGTCCGCCTCCTCGTTTTCGCGGGCTAGTTTTTCGCGCATGTCCTTGTCGGACTTTGCACGCTCTTGCCCACGCAAATCGATCGGGTCAAATTCTTTGCTCATGGCGCCAATCTAACTACTGCACATTTGGATACGGGTACCCTCATGCCGCTACTTCATTGACAGTCACAATGACTGATGGAGTAATTGGCCTGGTTGGGCTAGTTCCTGCGGCGTCATAGTGAAGCCGAACATTGGTGTCTGGTGTGTTCCACATGATTTGAAAATAGTCACCAGCATTGGCTTCAACAAAAAAGTTCCATGCCGCAACTATCTTGGCGGCATTGGCTCCGCCGCTGATTGTGACCTTGGTGTTTGAATCAGGTACATCGACTCCGTTCCTTCGAAACCATATATCCACAACATCATTGCCTGAGTTAGACCTATCTAATTGAGTTGAGAATTGGATGTTGTAAATGCCTGCGCGGTCTACAGTAATTTTGTTGGTGTCGACAATTGATACGCCTCGAGATATGTCAGTTTCACCCAAAGACATTGCATACGCTGTGTTTGCTGATGCGGCAACTTGTGTCGCATTGTGATGAAACAAGCCAACGCGTGGCGCACGCTGGAAGTAGAACTCAGACCCATCAGGATCTTTGACGCCAATGATGTCACCGGTTGTGTCTTCATAAAGCCAGGGCGCACCCTGATATTTTTGGCGTGCCATTATTTTTTATCCTTGTCTTTGGCTGGGTACATCTTCTCAGCCATCTGAGAAAAGTCGCGCCCAACAGATTGAGGTACATCAACCTTTTTGGCGAACTCCTTGTTGTGTGCAACAGCCTGCATGAAGCGGGCTTGTTTCTCAGACTTGGCTGGCATGATTACTCACCAGAGCCATAAAGCATGGTCGATGCTTCAGCATTGCGCTGTTGCTGGTTGCCTTGGATCTCCATGTCGGTGATCTGCAACTCGATGCCCATGTCTTCGCCTTCGCCTTGAGTCTCGTATGCACGAGTCATCTTGACATAGGCCTTGGCCATGATAGTCATCTCAGTGCCAACCTTCGGCAATACGGTGATGCCCAGCTTCTCGAGTTCGTCTTTGCCCAGGCTGATGCACAGACCGTATGGGTAACGCGGCTCGTCCATCTCGATTTCGCCTGGCATCTCTTCGCGCTCGGCGGGCTTTTGCATGTTGATCATTGGCATGGTTATTCCTTTCAGGGTGTGTTGTATCCGGAGAACATATCGATCACATTGGTCAGCGCACTTGGCTCTGTCGTTTGTGTCTGTGAGAGATCCTTGGCGATCAGTGCTTGCTGATGCATTGCGGCTTGTTGCTCTTTGGCCGCGAGTGCTTCATTGCGTGCACCGCGAATCAATGCGACTTGCTCGCCGCCCACCAGGATGTTGGGGTCGACGCCCAGCATATCGGCATAGGCATCGGCCCATGCGTCGCTGTTGAACTTGTCGAGCACCTCTGGCTTCATGTTGGCCACGACGCCCAGGTTGCCGACGAATCGGTCAACGCTGTTGGTGCCGATGGCACGCTGTGCCTGCGCCAGCATCGAGACAAACTCGACCGACAACTCCATGCCCTGCAATTCTGGAGGTGGTGGCAATAGCACGCCAGCCTCGACCATGCGGGTGAATGTCATGTCGATCAATGGAGACAGCAACTCGTTGTGCAAGCGCTCGAGCACTGGACCAAGCATAAGCAGTTTCTCTTCGTGACGCTCGGCCACTTCGGTTGCTGTCATGCGTGTGTCTGTTGCGTTGGCCAGCATCAAGAACAGGTCAGCATAGAACGCACCACGAACGCGGTCGCGGCAGTCTTGAATGTCGTTGAGCAGGTACTGCAAATTGAGGTTGACTTCAAACGCAGAGCGAATGCCACCGGTGGGTGAGTTTGCATCAACGAATGAAACGCCACCAGGCAGAGTCTCGACATCACGGTTCTTCATCGAGGTCGGCACTTGCAATGGCGGCTTGACCTGGTAGTCAATCGCTTGGGCTTTGCGCAGTTGCTCGTGTTGCAATTGCTTGATGTCGCCCAATGCTTCCATGCCAGGGCTGTTGCCGTAGATGTCACCGCCAGCGGTGGCCCAGCGTGGAGCCAATGCAGGGAACATCTTGAAGCCAGACTCGCGCAGGAACTTGTCATTGTCGCCGCCCACCTCAAAGTGGTATGACGCAAATGGCATGTTCATGTTGTCGCGCTTGCGTGTGTCGCGATCAGATCGTGGCTCAATGGCGTGGATGATTGGCACCCAAGCGTCAAGCGTGCCACGGTCAAACATGTTGCGCACAGTGGTTGAGCAGTTCTCTCGCCCGAACTCTTGCACCACCTCGGCAACGGTCTTCTCATACTCACGGTACAGCGTGTTGACGCTTCCCTGGTAGTTGGTCGCGATGCAATACTCGCCGGTTGTCAGCGGGTAGTGATGGATGATGTTCTGAAAGTCAGGCAACACAATCGATGCGCCAGTACCAAATGCGCCGAGTTCCTCGTACATCTGATGCATTGCGCGGTATGTGTTTGACCGTTGAAACACCATCTGCATGCGACGCGTGGTGTCATCGAGCCACACCTTGACAGGCTGATACTTGTTGAGTTCAGGGTCTGCTGTGGCCAGGCGGAACCATGGTCGTGCTGGGCTTGTTGCACCAGCCATCATGCCAGCGCCAAGCACGCGCAGTGAGCGTGTGCCGGTGTTGTCGTAGATGTTGTTGTGACGACGCCATCCCTTGTCACGGTCCTGGACGAAGTATCGGCCATTGCGTGGAAGCAGATAGGTAGTGATCTCTTGCCAGTGCGCCCACCAAGATGCACGCTCCGATTTGAGTTGTCCCCAGCGCGTGAACAGTTTGTCCCGCGTCGGGGCGTTTGAATACGACTGTGCGTCGCTGGGGAATTGACTCATGGTTTAACCGCCGAGAAGTGTGTTTTTGCCGAGCGCCAACTGTTGAGGGTCAATGCCCTGCGGGCCAGTCAGCATCGTGCCGCTTGCGCCGCCAGCACCAGCCGCAGTTGCATCAGCCATGACGGCCTGAGTGTCAGGACGGCGTTGGTTGGCCTTGTTGATGTTCTGCTGTGATGTTGCCGCCGCCTCTTTGGCTTGCGTTAACTGTTGAGTCTGCGCCGCTTCTTGCTGACGCATCATGTCTTTCTGACGGTCTTTGGCTTGCTCGCCACTGTAGACCGCATATGTGGTTCCGACTACTGCCGCCACTGCCGCTGTTACACCCATGATGATCTCCTTTAGATCTGAAAACTGAAGATGATGTCTTGCACACCGTAACCAAGGCGAGGCATCATCTTCTCCAATGGCGTGCCTGGTTTGGCGTGCCATAGCATCAGACGGGCGCCGCGCTCTTTTGCCGCTTTCTCCGTTGCACGGATCAGTTGCAGTCCAAGTCGGCCACTCCTCTTGCTTTCAGTTACAAAGAGCAAGTCGTTGCTACATGTTATGAGGTCGGCATAGTGAAGATGATTCGTCACGATGTTCACCGAGTAACCCACAACCTCTGTGCCTTCAAAAGCGGCGAGGATCAACAGCATGCCGTTGGCCTCTGCGGCGCGATACTTAGCCTCATCGGGCTTGAGCACCATCACCTGCTTGTTCAAGGCAATCTCTTCCCAGTGCTCTGAGAACAACTCGCCTGCATTCGCAAGCATCTCGTCGACATTCGAAGGTCGGATTTCAGTCATGGGTTCCCCACTATTGACGCCACAGTAGTGGCTACATTATCGGATACGGGTACCTTGCGCATCGGGAACAGCGGAGTGACCGCGTCGATGATGATGTGGATGCGGTCGGTTTCCCCGTCGTTGCGTGCTGAGTGTCTGACCTTGTGGTCAAACCACCATGCCTCACCAGGTGCGATGTGATGCGTCTCGTCGCCTGCTGTCAGCGTCGCTTTGTCTGTGCCAGTGACGGCCACATGAAAGCGGGCATAGTGATCTGCGTAGGTGCCCTCGTCAATATGCGGCGTGACAATGCCGCCTGGCCTGAGTTTGACAATGAGAACACGCCCCAACTCTTCGACCTTCAGCACATCGGTGAGCAGTGGCCGTAGGATCGGCACCAGCACATCGGCCAGCGTGTCCATCACCGGGTAGTCATACGCGCCAGTGTCGAACATGTAAAAGTAGGGCGTGAACTTCAGCGGCCCACGCGGGTAGATGCAGTGTGTGTCTTTATGTGCCGTGCCGGTGTATTCCTGGCGCGCAGTGATCTCATCCCACAGGTGTGGCATGGCCTCGAGCCTGGCCAACAAGGGCATGACATCGATGCCGGTGGCCACGCGTTCAAAGTTTGCTGTACGGGTCATACTCTTCCCTTTTGTTGTATCGGCCCAACTCCTGCATGATCGATCGCTTGGGTGTGTCCATCAGCGCCAGGCAGTAGGCCGACGCATAGTCAGGTGATCGACCGATCTTGTCGAGGATCTCTTCACGGCTGGCCACGGCCACGGTCTGGCCCACCAGTTTCCAGGTTGGCGCGCACAAGTCAGCGAGCAGTCGTTGATCTGGAGGCAACGCGATGCCGGTGTTGTTGGCTGGATCGAGCGCCTCACGCATGCGCCACCACAGTTCGGATCGTTGGTTCTTGAAGCGCAGGCGCCCAGACTTGTCCAGGCCCAGGGCTGACTCGGCCACATTGACGCCCAGCACCTGCTGACCCATCTCGTTCAGGAAGTCATAAGGGCTGGAGCCGACACCAATCACATCGATGTGGATCGGGGCGCGGTCACGCAGTGCAGACACCACCAGGCCGGCGATCGTTGGGCCATCGGGTGTGGCTGTGCCAGGGTAAGCCAGTGGCTCATCGAACCACATGCCGTGCCGCTTGGCGATGATCGTGTTGTCCTTGCCACCTCGGGCCACATCGACGCC